TTGTCGGTCTGAAAGCAAAAGGTAAAGCTAGACATGATATGTCAGGCTTTGTAATACATGTATAATATAAGGAGATAATATGAAAGTATTTAAAGTATACACAAAATGGATAGGCTATTCTGAAATAGAAATTGAAGCTAAATCAGATGATGAAGCTAGAGAAATAGTTGATGAAGGAAACTATGAGCCAGAAAACGAAGTTCATACAGGTAATGGACTTGAATATGGTTATGAAGATGAAGAAATTTTAGAAATAAAGGAGATAAAAGATGAAACTTAAACAAGTATTAAAAATACAAGAAGTACTAGGTAAAACAATACCTGTTGACATGGCAGAGAAATGGGTGTATTATAGCAATAATCGTGAGATTGATATGGATATTATGGAAATAGATATAATCCATGCGATTAGAATTATAAGAAAATATTATGGAGAAAGGATTGATGAGCAACCAGATGTAAATGTAGAACCATTGTGGTTAGATTAAAATTATAAGGAGAAATAAATGAGCAATGAAATATTAAAATGTATAGAGGCTATAAATAAAATTTATGCTAATAATCCACCATTAATAGCTAATGAAATGGTTAAGATTATGACTGAAATAGCTATGCCTAAAACAAATAAAGAGGATAAAGATGAGCAATCAACACAATGAAAAAGAATTTGAAAAGATAATACAAGAAGTAGAAACCCTTGATGAAAAGGGAGAACTTGAACAAGAAATCTTTACAATCTGTGATGTCTATGGACTTCATGCAGATGATGATAGAGATGATATATTATTTTTTATTGCAGAAAACATATTTGAAAACGGGAGGATAACAATATGAAAGGAATATTAATAAATCCATTTGATGAAACAATCAAAGAGGTAAACATACTAGGAAATATAGAGGACATATATCTGTTGACAGAGTGTACTACATTTGATATTGTAGCACTATCAGATAAAGATGATTTATATGTTGATGATGAAGGACTGTTAAAAGATAACAGATACTTTACTATCTATGGTAAACCTTTAGCAGGTAAAGGTCTTATCATGGGGCATGATGATGAAGGTAATAGTATATCTACAACTTTATCTTTACAAGAGATAGAAGATGTGGTACAATGGTTGCCAGAAGGACATAGAGAAACACCTTATATGGAATTTAAAGTATTAGAATGAATAAAAAAGAATTAAAAAGATTAAGAAAAAAAATAAAACCTATACAAGTTGAATGGTTGAGGGAACTATTACCTGAAGACCAAGCCAATACTATTACTGTTGATAATGTGGAGGGTTTATTACCTGAACAAACTCATGTGTTTGGTGGAGGACAGTTACATTTGTCATACATGACAGATAAATGGATAATGAAACAACTAAAAAAATATCCAGACATTAAAACTTATAAAGAACTAAAGGAGAAAACAGGTGGATGAATATAAAATAAAAGTAATTATTAATGGTAAAGAAGATATACTAAAAACATATTGTAATCATATAGTATCTGCTATTGATACTATGATAAACATAGATAGTATTGAGGATATATTATACATAACTAGAACTAAAGATTCTAAAAAATGGAGTCTTTCAAATGTTAATATGAAAGAATTAAGAGATTTAAGAAAAGAAATTGATGAAACTCTTTTAGTTCAAACATTAAACACTTTATAAACTATATAAATAAGGAGATAAAAAATGAATAAACTAAAAAATATATTTTGTATAAAAGATTTTAATTACATAGGAATTATCATAGCATTACTTGTTACTATAATTGCTTTAAATGTTCAACACGAAAAAGAATATGAATGGTGTGAATATTTTTATGATAAATATGGTAAAGAAATATAATGGCATTAAGAACTAAAGTAATACAAAGTATAGAGCATATTAAAAAAGTTACATCACAAGGCACAGGAGGTCGTTCTAGAGGTGTTAAAATATCAACAGCTCACATGAACAAAAATAAACGAAGAAGTTATAAAGCATATAGAGGACAAGGAAGATGACACATGATTTATTAATGAAAATATCTATGTTAGGTATGTTAATTTGTATATGGTTTTTATACTTATTAAAATAAGGAAAAAAAAAAATGAAAGCAACAATGACTAAAGAAGAATACAGAGAATTTACTACAAGTGTAGATTGGTTACAACAAGAACATAATATAAACATTCCTTATATTGTTGAAGAAGTTAAAGGAAAATTTGTAATAGAATTATTAGAAAATATTGATGTAATAAAATTAGATAATCTTTTAGAAAACACTTGACAACAGAACAGAATGCTGATACAATTTATGGATGGCGAACAAACGAGCAACCGAACTAGCCCTCTATCTCCATGTATTAGTAGGTTTGGTTCTTACCACAACTCCGAGAGTAGTTGGCTCATAACTCTCTTTTTATTAACTTAATATCATAAGGAGGAAAATATGATAGTAAATGGAACTGCGTATTGGGCAAGTATTAAGACACCTAATACGACTTTTGAACCTATGTATACAGTCAATTTAGTTGTTGACCAAGCGACAGCAGATGACTTTGCAGGTCGTGGACATACAGTAAAGCAAATGGATGAAGGTCCTGCTTTGGTTATCAAGCGTAAGGTAAATGGTCCTAATGGAATGGTTAGGAATGCACCTAGATTGATTGACCAAAACAAGCAAGACATTAACCTTGCTGTAGGTAATGGCTCTCAAGTTAGAGTTCAATGTAGTGAATATGAATGGGAGTATGCAGGTAAGTCTGGTAAAAGTCTTGACCTTCAAGCTGTCCAAGTCATTGAGCTTATTGAATACAAAGCTGAAGACGGGTCAGAATTTTTTGATGATAACGAGGAGTTTTAATTATGATTATTACCATCAAGAATGATAGTGGCGAAACAGTTTATGATGTTTCAAAGATAGAAAATAGTGATTCCAGAATGAATGCTAGTGTTAGTATAAACAAAATGGGAACATTAAATACTTTAACTGAAGCATTAAACTATGCCACACAAGGACATCAAGGTAATCTTGAAACATTACTATCTGATTGTCCTGAAGCTATAGTTGAAACACCAACAGAAGACGGTGGACCAACTATTAAGGAAGAGGAAGCTTCAACCGAAGAAGACTCTTAATTATAACGAGGTGTCCTAAAACTATGGATGGGACTTAAAGGAACAATCCAAATACAACGCCTCATTTTTATAGGAGATAGAATTGAATACACAATTTGTTAAACATAAATTACCATGTCCTAAGTGTGATAGTAGTGATGCTGTTTCACTTAATAGCAATGGCTCTGCAAAATGTTTTAGCTGTAATGCTTTTATTCCAGACTATGACAATGCAGATACTATGAGTACAAATACTAATACTATTGTACCCATGAAACAACCTGAAACTTCTTTTCTTAATTCATATACAGGAATATATGGAGCTTTAACTGATAGAAATATATCAGAAGCTACAGCTAAAAAGTATGGAGTTAAGATAGTTAAAGACCACAATAGTCAAGTTAAACAACATATCTATCCATTTTATAATGGTAGTGAAATAGTTGCAACCAAGACTAGATATGTAGATAATAAAAACTTTTCATGTAATGGTACATTTCAAGGAACAGGATTGTTTGGAGAACAACTGTATCGTAATAAAGGTGGTAAGTATTTAACTATAACTGAAGGCGAGTGTGATGCTATGGCAGTTTATGAATTGATGCAAGGTAAATCTAGTGTTGTATCAATCAAACGAGGTGCATCATCTGCTGTTAAAGATATACGAGAAAGCATTGAGTTTGTAGAAAGCTTTGATAATGTAGTCTTGTGTTTTGATAATGACAAAGCAGGTATAGAAGCTGCGAGGCAAGTAGCAAGAATACTTAAACCAAGTAAAGCTAAAATAATAAACTTACCAAATGGATATAAAGATGCTAATGAAATGTTAGCTAAGAAAAAGTTCCAAGAGTTTTCAACAGCATGGTGGGAAGCTAAGACTTATACACCTTCTGGAATTATGGAATTATCTAGTAAGAAAAATGACTGGCTCAATCGAGAAGTAAAAGAAAGTATTGCATATCCTTGGGAAGGATTGAACAAGAAGTTATATGGTATGCGTAAAGGAGAACTTGTTACTCTTACAGGTGGTACAGGTCTTGGTAAGTCTAGTGTAACTAGAGAACTAGAACATCATCTTATTAAAAATACAGATGATAATGTAGGTATCATAGCACTAGAAGAGAATTGGTTAAGAACTGCTGACGGAATTGTATCTATTGAAGCTAACGATAGAATATATTTATCAGAGAAACGAAGTAAATATACTGATGAAGAACTGCACACTTTATTTGATAATGCAATACAAGAAGGTAGAGTATTTATTCATGCACATTTAGGAGCAACCGACATAGATGAAATCTTTTCTAAATTAAGATATATCATTGTAGGATGTGAATGTGATTGGGTAGTAGTAGACCACTTACATATGCTTGTCAATGTATTATCTGAAGGAGATGAACGCAGAGGTATTGATATGCTTATGAATAGATTGCGTAGTCTTGTAGAAGAAACAGGAGTAGGTATGATATTAGTATCACATTTACGAAGAGCAGCAGGAGATAGAGGACACGAGAAAGGTATTGAAGTTTCACTATCACATCTTAAAGGCTCACAAGGTATTGCACAACTATCAGATTGTGTAATAGCATTAGAAAGAAATCAACAGGCAGAAAATCCTGATGAAGCTAACATAACTAAAGTCAGAGTCTTGAAGTCAAGATATACTGGAGATACAGGAATGGCTTGTCATTTAAAATATGATACTGAAACAGGTAGACTACACGAAGTATCAGAGGAGGACACATTTAATAATGAAGATGATTTTTGATATAGAAACAGATGACTTACATGCAACTAAAGTATGGTGTATTGTAGTCAAAGAAATAGAAGGAGACTTTTATAAGTTTGGACCTGATGAACTTGATGATGCTCTTAAACTATTATCAAGTGCTGATACTTTAATAGGACATAATATAATAGGTTTTGATTTACCAGTATTAAAAAGATTATATGATTTTGAATACTCAGGTAATGTAATAGATACATTAGTTATGTCTAGGTTATACAATCCTGTTAGAGAGAATGGGCATAGTCTTAAAACTTGGGGTTATAGATTAGGTGTTCCTAAACAAGAACAACCAGAGTTTGATAACTATACACCAGAGATGTTAGATTATTGTCAACAAGATGTTAAACTTAATGAAGCAGTTTATCATTATCTAATTAAAGAAGGTGCAGGATTTAGTAAACAATCTTTTGATTTAGAACAATTAACTGCTACTATTATGTCTGAACAAGAAAAGACTGGATTTTATTTTGATAGTAAACAGGCTATGACTTTGTTAGCAAAACTAAAACAAAACATGGCAGATGTAGAAGATGAAGTACAGAAAACATTTAAACCTAAATGGGTAGATGATAAGTTAGTTACACCTTATATAAAGAAAGACGGGACATTATCTAAGCGTGGACTTACTGATGAAGAGTATGAATCTATACAAAAGTCAGACCATACTCAATCGTTTATGAGACAGAAGTTAGTTGAATTTAATCTTGGTAGTCGTAAACAAATAGGAGAATATCTTATTGACTTTGGTTGGAAACCTGAAAGGTTTACTCCTACAGGACAACCTATTGTAGATGAAGCTACACTTAAAAAGATAACACATATTAAAGAAGCTAAACTTATAGCTGACTTCTTATTATATCAAAAGCGTATAGCTCAAGTATCATCATGGATAGATGAACTAAAAGAAGATAGAGTTCATGGTAGTGTAATACCTAATGGAACTATTACAGGTAGAATGACACATAGAAATCCTAACATGGCTCAAGTTCCTAATATACATAGTCCTTTTGGTAAAGAATGTAGGGCTTGTTGGACAGTACCAGAAGGATATAAACTTGTAGGTATAGATGCTAGTGGTCTTGAACTTAGAATGTTAGCTCATTATATGAATGATGCTAATTATATTGAAGAAGTAATTAATGGAGATATACATTCTACTAATCAAGAACTTGCAGGTCTACAGACTAGAGACCAAGCCAAGACATTTATATATGCATTAGTTTATGGTGCAGGAGATGCAAAGATAGGTAGTATTATTAATGGAGATATAAAGAAAGGTAAAGCTTTAAAACAAAGGTTCTTTACTAACTTACCAGCTTTAAAGAAACTACGAGATAGAGTACAACAAGCTGCTAATAGAGGATTCTTAAAAGGTATTGACGGCAGAAAGATTTATGTAAGAAGTCAACATGCTGCTCTTAATACTTTACTACAAGGTAGTGGTGCTATTGTTATGAAACAAGCTATGATAAACTTATATCAGTTAATAAAACTTAATACACTTGATGCTATGTTTGTAGCTAACATACATGATGAATGGCAACTACAAGTTAAAGAATCTCAAGCAGATTCTGTAGGTAGGTTAGGTGTGGAGTGTATAGAAAAAGTAACACAACAATTTAGAATGAGATGTAATTTAACAGGAGAATATAAAATAGGAGGTAACTGGAGTGAAACGCACTAAAGAACATTCAACAAATAGAAAGGGAGACCTTGCAGAATTTTATGCTGTCACTTGGCTGTGGGATAATGGCTATGAAGTATTTAAAAACTGTGGGTGTGACGGGTTTATTGATTTAGTAACTCGGGACCCTAAAGGAAATATAAAATTAATAGATGTAAAAACTGCAAGAAGAGATTATAGAACTGAAGATTCTTATACATCAAGAACAACAAGAACTAAAAAACAAATAGAAGCTGATGTTCAGTATCTATTATTTCTTCCAGACACAAGAAAATTAAGGTGGGTAGAACATAATGACAAATAAAATTAACGAAATCATTGACAAATCTAAATTAGACAACTATAATAAGTTTACATCTGAATCAGGACATTGGTATACCCAAGAGGGAGAACCTATGTATACTCTAATAGGTGCTAATGGTAAAGAAAGAAACACCACATTAAGAGATGCAAAAAGTTTAGGACTTGTTCCTTCTGTAACTACTATACTAAGTATGGTTGCTAAACCTGCATTAGAAAATTGGAAACTTACACAAGCTATTACATCTGCTATTACTTTAAATAGAAAAGATAATGAATCATTAGATTCTTATATTTATAGATGTAAGTCTGATGCTAAAAGTATAGGATTAAATGCAGCTAAAGAAGGAACTAAAATTCATGGTCAAATAGAAACAGGATTTTTGGGTGGTAAGAAAACTAAACCTTACAAAATTATTAAGAAGTGGTTAGATGAAAACTTTACTGACCACGATTGGATTGCAGAAGATTCTTTCTGTGCACCTCAAGGTTATGGTGGTAAAATAGATTTATATTCTAATGATGTTTTCATAGACTTTAAAACTAAAGATAATCTTGAAGGCAAAGACCCTGCTAAATTAGTTTATGATGAACATGGTATGCAACTCTCGGCTTATGCTCAGGGTATGGGAATAGATTGTCCTACAAGAGTATCAATATTTATTGACAGAAAAGATACAAATATTATATTGTTTCACATATGGGATTTAGAATCACACGATAGGCATATAAAAATGTTTAATAGTATATTAAAGTATTGGCAACTTGTAAAAAATTATGAGTGGGATAATGCCTAGAAGAATACCAAGAAAACCTAGACCTAAAAAAGTTAATGTACCTAAAGGGTATGATAGTAAATGGGAATATGATATACATCAATCTGTTTTAAAAGATTGGAAACATCATAATGAACATATAGATTATATTGTTAAACATAAATATGAACCAGACTTTATAAAAGTTATTAATGGTCAAACAATATTACTAGAAACTAAAGGTAGGTTTTGGGATTATGCTGAATATAGTAAATATGTTTGGATAAGAGAGGCTTTAACAGAAGAGGTAGGAGAATTTGAGTTAGTATTTTTATTTCAAAAACCTTATGCTCCAATGCCACAGGCTAAGAAAAGAAAAGACGGAACTAAAAGAACTCATGCAGAATGGGCAGAAACAAATAACTTCACATGGTATAGTGAAGAAACATTACCGGAGGAATGGAAATGAAATATAAATTTAATGAAGATAATATCATACCACAAATACAAAGATATGTAGATAAAACTTATGAGAAACATTATGCTTATGGAGATTACCAAGCAACAGATGTTATATTTGATAACGGACATGGAGAAGGATTTTGTATTGGTAATATTATAAAGTATGCTATGAGGTATGGAAAAAAGAACGGATATAACCAAGCAGACTTGCTAAAAATAATTCATTATGCTATAATGGCTATACATTTACAGGACATTCAAGATGATTGAAGATAAGATAGGAACTAAGCCTTACTTAGGAATTGAAATAGACTACAATAAAGAAAAAGAATTTGATAAATTTAGTCTAGATACTCTCAGAGATAGATATTTCTGGGAAGGAGAAACACATGCACAAGAAGCATTCGCAAGAGCCTCCGTCTTCGGAGCAACCTTCAAAGGTGAGACAGATTTTGAACTGGCTCAAAGACTTTACAACTACAGTTCCTCTCGTTGGTTCATGTTTAGCACTCCTATACTTAGTAACGGGGGAACCAGTCGTGGGCTTCCTATCTCTTGTTTCCTTAATTATGTTCCTGACAGTCGCCACGGTTTATCTAATCACTACGATGAGAACATATGGTTGGCAAGTTCAGGTGGAGGCATTGGTGGATATTGGGGCGATATTAGGAGCAACGGTATTTCTACTACTCATGGCAGTCGTTCTACTGGTTCAATTCCATTCATGCATGTGGTAGATTCTCAGATGTTAGCCTTTAATCAAGGTACAACTAGAAGAGGTTCTTATGCTGCATATATGGATGTAAGCCATCCAGAGATAGAAGAGTTTATAAATATGCGTAAAGAATCTGGTGGAGATATTAATCGTAAATGTCTTAACTTACATAATGGTATTAATATAACTAATGCATTTTTAGATGCAGTAAAAGATGATGAAGACTGGAGATTGATTGACCCTAAAACTCAAGAGGCTGTTAAGATTATAAATGCTAGAGATTTATGGTGGCAGATTATTCATGCAAGAGCAGAAACTGGAGAGCCTTACATGATAAACATAGATACTTGTAATAAAGCTTTACCTAAACAACAACAAGATTTAGGCTTATCAATTAGACAAAGTAATTTATGTTCTGAAATAACTTTACCAACTAATGAAGAAAGAACTGCAGTATGTTGTTTGTCTTCTGTAAACTTAGAACACTTTGATGCTTGGTCAAAAGATGATAACTTTATATTAGATTTAATAACAATGCTAGATAATGTAATAGAACATTATATAGAAAACGCAATAGATACATCACAACTAGGAGGATATAATGCAAATTTTAAACGCTTTCAAAACTATGTTAGAAAAGATAAAGAAGGATATACTAAGTCTGCCTATTCGGCATATAGAGAAAGGAGTCTCGGGTTGGGTGCAATGGGTTTTCATGCATATCTACAATCTAGGAACATACCTTTCGAGGGTATCTTTGCAACTGGTTTTAATCATAAAGCATTTACTTTTATTAAATCAAAAGCTATGGAAGCCAGTAAAGAATTGGCTAAAGAAAGGGGCGAAGCTCCTGATATCAATGGTTCAGGTAAGCGAAATGCTAATCTCCTTGCTGTTGCTCCTAATGCTAGTAGTGGTATTATATGTAGTGGCACTTCCCCTAGTATTGAGCCTTATAGGGCTAATTGCTACACTCATAAGACTTTATCAGGAAGCTATCAAGTTAAAAACAAATTTCTTGAAAAGATTTTAAAGTCTAAAGGTTTAAAAGTTAAAGAGCTAGAAAACATTTGGAAAGATATAGCAGGTAAAGATGGTTCAGTACAACACTTAGATATATTAACAGATAAAGAAAAAGAAATATTTAAAACAGCAAATGAAATAAATCAAATATGGGTAGTGGAACATGCATATCAAAGACAACAATTTATATGTCAAGCACAATCCGTAAACTTATTCTTTACTTTACCAAAAGCAACTGAAGACCAAGACAAGCATGATGAATACATGCAGTATGTTAATGATGTTCATTGGTATGGTATGAATAAACTAAAATCACTCTACTACTTTAGGTCTAACGCAGCTAGAAATGTAGAGAATGTAAACATTAAAGTTCCAAGAATCAAGTTAGATGATGTGGAATGTATAGCCTGTGAGGGATAACATGATAAAAGAAAAACTATATGATGCTTTGTATGATAAATATAAGGCTGAACAATCAGAAGCTTTATGCAATCTTCAAATGTATTTTAGAGAGGGTGTTGGTGTAGCTGACCATCCTAATACAGTAGAAACTGTAGCTAAATTATTTGAAGAATATGCAGAGGCAACAGAACACTTAGAAATATTAAAGGAGAATAGATATGAGTTTGTTGGGCAATAGAGATTATTATAAACCATTTGAATATCCATGGATGTTTGATTACTATGTATTACAAAATCAAATGCATTGGATGCCAGAGTCTGTACCATTACATACAGATGTAAAAGACTGGCAAGAACTTTCAGATAAAGAAAAGAATTTACTTACACAAATATTTAGATTGTTTACTCAATCAGATGTAGATGTAGCATCAGGATATATAGATAAGTATATGCCTATATTTAAAAAGCCAGAAGCAAGAATGATGATGTCATCTTTTGCTAATATGGAATCAATACATCAACACGCCTACAGCTTACTACTTGATACAGTAGGTATGCCTGAAATAGAATACAAAGCATTTGCTGACTATGAAGAAATGGCAGACAAGCATGACTATGTTGGTAACTTTAAACCTAGTAAAGCTAAGAAAGAAACTATTGCTAAAACTTTAGCAGTTTACTCTGCTTTCACAGAAGGACTACAACTCTTTAGTAGCTTTGCAATCTTGTTAAACTTTCCTAGATTTGGAAAGATGAAAGGCATGGGTCAGATAGTTACTTATAGTATTAGAGATGAATCAATGCATGTCGAAGCTATGACTAAATTGTTTAGAGAGTTTATCAAAGAGAACATAGAAATATGGACAGATGATTTCAAAAAAGAGTTATATGAAATATGTAGACAAATGGTTAAGCTTGAAGATAAATTTTTAGATTTAGTATTTGAAATGGGAGACTTACAAGGATTAACTAAAAAAGATATGTATGCTTATAATAGATATATAGCTGACAGAAGATTACTTCAGCTTGGACTTAAAACTAATTATGACCAAAGAGAAAATCCTCTTGGTTGGATAGATGAAGTCATGGGTGTTGAGCATCAAAACTTCTTTGAAGGTAGAGCAACAACATATATGAAAGCAGGACTTAGAGGAAGACAAGACAACATAACCTTTAGTGATTTAAATGAAAACTAAAGAAGCAACTCTATTAGGATATAAAATCTTATATAATAGAGCAGGAAAATTAATTACGGAACGAACATCTACTGATATTAAAGAATTAAAACCTTATTTTACAACGGAAGAGTATGCAACATTACAAACTATAGTAAGAGAAGGTACAATGAAGTTAGATGAAATACATAATTATATAGAAGCTAACTTAAATGCACGGATAATGTCAAATTAGAAAAATTTGTCAACACCTAAAGCCCATGTTTAAACATTTGAAAGGTAGTTAATACCTTGTCTTCAAAAAGACCTATTATTTAACTACGGGCTTCTCCGTGCCTCTGATAGCATTTAGCTATTTTTACCTAGAAATCTTAATAATTTTTGGTTTATTCTCTTCTGGTATGTTTTTATGTAGCTCAATGAGTAAAATTCCATCAACCATCTTAGCTTTTTTAACTTCAACATACTCAGCCAAAGCAAATGATTTATAAAATTCTCGTTCAGAAATTCCTTTGTGAACAAATTCTATATCATCTTCTCTGTCTGCGTAAGTTGCAGAGATAGTTAAAGAATTATCTTCTACTTGAATGTTAATGTCAGATTGTTTAAACCCTGCCATTGCCATTTCAATATAGTATGTTTCACCTTTTTTAATTATATTGTAAGGTGGATAGTTTGATTGAGGTATTGATGCTCTTTGTAATGTATTAAAGATTTCATCAAACCCAACTGAGAACGGGCTGAATTGCCCAAATGCTTTTATGTTTGTCATATTAACTCCTTATATAAAGCAAGTTTATGAGTGCCGACCTTTCGCACACTCTTCTTATATTATAGTACCTATTTCAAAATTGTCAAGTCTATTATGTAAAAAGATAGTAACATAAACATAAATACACTAACTTGTACAACAGACATAATAGTTACTTGTTTCATTGGATGTACTTCTACAATTCTTTCTATCCAATCTTCACTTGGAGAAAGATTAGCTGCTTGAAGTATTTTCTTTTCTGTTTCTTTTTTCATTTAACCAGCTAAAGGATTACCACTTTCTAATCTAGATATATCTTTAGTTAAAGTTTCAATGTCTGCTTTAATTGTAGCAATGTCGGTTTTAATTTCAGTTACATCAGGAATAGATATATTGTCTATTTCTTTTTCTAA